GACTGTTAAAGATGGATCAAAATCTGGATTTGGTATATCGGATTGATAACCATAGTTCTTACAAAGTGCTGTAATGACCCTGCTAACATCTTCATCCGCGATGGTTATAGTAAATTGTGCCATTTTATCTCCTAACTGTAAACTCTAAAATAGTGTTTCTCTTTAAACTAAGATCTAATATATTATTAAGATTTAAATCAAACTCGGCCATAGTATTGATTTTAAGGGGAAAGGTGACGGTCTTATTATTAAAATAAATTACTGGCAATGGAGGAAGTGGACTCGCAGGAACAGCAATTCCATCGTCTGAAAACGGTAAAACAGAGAATGGTTGTGAGCTAAACATAATTTATGACCTCCTAAAATACATACACAAAAACACACATATGTATAATAAAAAAAAGACCACTCCGAAGAGTGGTCTTAATTATCTGTTCAGATCTTGGAACTTAGAAGGAGCCTGTGAGAACTCTACGATTATCAAGTACACCAAAACCAATTTCGGCTGTACCATAATAGCCTTGTCTCTGGAATCGATGAAGAGCTTCGTCTTCAAAGATCTCAACTTCCTGCTTGACAGGCATTACAAAGCTATCGCCTGCAGCCTGATCCAGACCAATAACCAGCTCAACATCAGAGGTTGCTAAAGAACCACCTAAGTCACTAGTAAAGTATGTCTGGTATTCCTGACCATCGCCAAATTCAAAGACATCGTGCAGGTTAACACCAAACACTCTCGTAATTGCAGGACCGTCATCAGTAGCAGTGTAAATTTCTCGTCGAGAAACTTCATCTAACTGATCAACACCCCAGTTACGAATATCTTCAATCGCTTCAGGCGAACAGTACAGATCAGTCAGACGACCCGGAGCAGTGGCAGAGTTACCACCACCGTTACGTCGCATAACCGTCTTCAGTAAGCTAATCAATCGCTTAGTGAACTGACCAGCAGCAGCATCTGCATCGTAAACCAAGATATTACGGTCTACAGCAGCAGCCAACAGCGTGTGCCAACCGTCATCGTTAATCTTCTTAACGAATGAAGATTCCAACACCTGCATAGCACGAGCAACAACATTCCAGTTAGCCTGACGTGCATACTTCAGCAAGAAATCAATCGAGCTGGAGATACCGTAAGTATTAACCATGACGTAATCGCCTTCAACATGTCGCTCAGGAATCCTACCATTACCGGGATTCGTGTAAGCAACATGATCAGTTTCGGTGCCGGGAGCCAGAAGATCCAATGGAAATTCTGGAGTAGCACCGGGTTCAAGTGGCATGGCTTCATAAATAGAAGTCACAATATCACCGAACAAGACACCCTTTCTGATGGGAATTTCTAAAGCTTTAGCAATTTCCCGTTGAGCGACCTGTGCAACCGCTCTATCAGAACTGCCGGATCGTTTCAGCAGTTCAATAAATTCTTCTGAAGGTCTATTAGTAGACATATTATCTTCTCCTTTATGTGAGTTGTTTACTGAGCGATGTTAGTATTGGGAAGGTCGATATACACTTTAGCATAACCATCTTCATCAATATCTGACAGGAATCGACCAACGACCATCTGATGGCCTGAATCGTCTCCACCGATATTTGAAGATGCGACGTTTCCACTATGTGCCAAATAGGCTACGTCGCCTGCGTTCGGATCAGTGCCTTCGATATTACTAGTAACAACCCAACCTTTGTTGAGAAGAGTAACCTTGCCACCTTTCTGAACTTCGTCTTTATGTTGGTTCAAATGTTGTCGAGTTAAATCGATATTAACCATATCATTCAACAGTAAACCAACGGGAACTTTACCTGATGCCCCTGCCGCATAAGTCACAAGAGCAGAACCATTATCTAGAGACGCGCCAGAACCACCAGTACTGATAACCGCGACACCGCCTCTAGTAGCAGCTTCGTTCATAAAGAACGAAATGTCAGTTTGGAGTGTACTTCTGTCAGTTTTAAGAGCCATTATAGAATCTCCTTTATTTTTAAAATTTACTTAGTTTTCTTTAGGTACGGACTGTAAAACAGAACCAAGCCATTCACTGGCTTGTGCCCGCAGAGATTCGGCTGGATCATCTTCACCGACAGCCTCTGCAATAGCCACTTCTTCGGTTTCTTCGACTGATTCGAGATCAGTTTCGGAAGCTTCTGAAGTTTCTACCTCTTCTTCTAAAACAGTTTCATCTGCTTTAGCGTCTTTCTTCATAGCCTTTCGCTTCATAGCTTCTTCTTCTTCTTTTTCTTTGTCTTTATCCCAAGGCATCTCCTTGCCCTTATTTTTCATAAGGGCGACCACCTGATCAAAAGTATCATCATCCATAGCTTCAAACTGCTCAACAGTTGCGATTGCTTCATCAGCGTCGAAACCAGCTTCTGCAAGCTGTGCCTGTCGCTTCATCATAGCTTCCTGTTTCTTCATAGCAGCCAATTCTTTCTGTGTTTCATCAATATCCTTAGTCAAAGACTCGATATTGCTTTCTTTCACAGCAACCGCTTCAGCTAAAGCAGTTTTTTCTTCAGTAAGTGCAGAAATCTGTGTATCTTTTTCAGCCAACGTAGCTTCAAAAGTAGAAATCTTAGCATCAAACTCGGCCTGCTGCTCAGCAGCAACCTTTTCTTGTAGTGCCTCATTAGCAGCTTTTGCTTCTGCTAATTCAGCTCGCAGATCATGAATCTGCTTTTCATTGCTATCAGACATTTCTTTCTCCTTAAAATAGGATTTAGATTCAGTTATTGTTATTTCTTTAGCGTAAGTAATCTCTTCACCACCTAAAGATCCGGTCCTATCTAGTATAACACTATTAGGATTAGCAGGTTTGGAAACCAAGCCTTTACCAGAGAACGATAAGTTTCTTAATAATCTGCCAACTCTATAGTTATCGTATTGACCATCACCGCCATAAGCCCTTAAATGCTTCGTTAAAAAAGCAGAAGCCTCATCGCGAGTAATAACTTCAGTACGATCATCTTCTCCGATTAATGCATAATCAAAATCGGGGAATAAACATTCCATCGAAACAAACCATTTACCTTCTTCGATCTCAGCTACAATCTTTTTCATTCGATCTCGCTGAGAGCTATCGCTCCACTCCGTATAAACAACCGCTGTTGTTAAAATGTTAAATGTATCAGACAAATTTTCATCAGATACAATTTCATTCCCCTCTTTGTCAACCACTGTATTACCAGTAATATGACCTATGATATCTCGCTCGTCATGCATAAAGTTAAAAGGTTTATCCTCTGGGGTATTCCTTGCGTTCCATAATTCCTGTGGATGAAATACATCATCATTCTTATTCCATCCAGCACTAACTAATATAGATCTTAAGTAGTATAAATCAATTTGGTCTTTGTTTTCAGCGACAATCTTTTCTAACGCCGAAGACTTGATATTGATTTCTGGTGTAAAAGATTCAGCTACAATGTTCCACGCGAGTGTATTATTAGATAATACAAGATCACGTAAACCATCGTCTATTTCAGATTGATATATGTTCATATTAAAACCTCCAATTCGTAATACACAAAAACTATTATATATGGGAATTTATGGGTTTAAATCAGCCAAACACACAAATACAGTTGCGTTAATATATTTTAGTTCAGAAGAATTAGGAACTCTATTATTAGATGTTTTAAAAGATTCAATCTCATCCTGAACCATATTTGTAAATGCCTGAGAGGGCTGGGAGCCAGAATCAAGTAACTCTTTAACCATATCAGATGTAATATCTATATATGGCTTCATACCTGTCAATATACATAGTTTTAAGTAGTCTACTTGAGACATTTCCGCCTTACTTAAGCTCCGCATATTCTTTTTATTAAAGTGGTCTAATGCAATAGGGGACAATATTTCAGATATCTTATCTTGGACGGACACAGCCCATAATACAGCGGCTGTTGGAGTGCCCGATTTAGGTAATACTCTTTTCTGCTTTCTCTTTACAGAATCCCTAGAAAAGTTTGGGCGACCAACTGGATTAATTGGTCCATTATTATCATCCTGTTGTTTTGGCACATTTTCTATTGGCTGTGATTCTGGAGTTTCGTCATTAGAAACCGGTAAACCCATATCATCAAGATATTCATCAGCTAACATATCTTTAGTTAAAGCGATTTTAGCAATATCTTCTCTGTGCTGTGGATTATGGTAAGGACTAGCTTTGTCTGGTAACACATCATCTCTTCTGTCTTTTTCTTCTCTTCTCACTCTAACCTTTTCCATACTAGGCATTTCTTTAAATCTTTCCAATAGAGTTTCATGAGAGATAATATCACGATCCGCCAATTGAATAAGCAAATTCTTTTCAGCGGCTTCATCAGAAAGTACAATAGAATCGAAATGTATTTCAGCAGGATATCTAAAACCCATAGCCTTTCTAACTAATTCAATCTCATGTCTCCAGAACTGTTTCAATACATCACGACCATATTCAAGCCTCTCAATCAATGTCTTTAAAGAAACATAGTTATTTGTATAGCCACCACTACTACTAGCACCAGTTAAAGTGGGTGGAATACCTAACCCAGCATAGATACTAGTTAATACAGGCTGATACTTTTCAGATCCCAAGAACTTATATACTTGGGAGTTGCTTTCTGTAAAATTTAACTCTGGACCCCAGACTAAGTCCATAGTACCACCACCAACATTACTTGCTAAAATATCTCTTAGCTTATTAATAGCCGCTTTAGTGGGAATAATCTTATGTTCTAAATCGCCCACAGTCCATAATCGAACATTAGAAATAGCACCATCTAATGCAGCTAAATCTGCAAGCTTCATCTTTTCAAGCATAATAATATCATCCAAGATCGCATAAATCATTGGATTAGCCCATAACAACCAATCATCTTTTTTGTAATAGTAAAACCCTACATCATCAGGGCTTAATGGAATCTTACGGTCTCCATCATGAAGCCTTTTCTGTAAGTCATTGGGCAGTGTCTTAAAGATTGTTTGGTTTTTGGTTGAGTTTTTAACTAATGACTCATAGGTCATTTTAGACATATTCAAAACAAATTCAGGCTTACCAACAACCTGACCACCATAATCTTGAATATCAACCGCTAAAGGATTTAAGAAATCATACGTCCAAGGCACCACCCTCTTGTCAACCTTAATGTTTTTAATTACTATGTCGTTTCCAGCAGTTCTTCGTAACTCTTTTTCTTTCTGAGGATTGAGTTTAGCATTTCTTCTCTTTACTACAACATTACCACAACGATAGAGATAATTTAAAAATCTTTCAGATCTATCAGTACCATTGACCTGCAAAAACCACTTACGATAAAACTTCTCAACATTTTTGTTTGGATGAACAATAGTCAGGCCCTGTGCAGCGAAGTCACTCATTAAATCAATAACATTTCTCACAATACCGACTTTATCATAAGCCTGCATACACATCTTCATAATGCGTTTTTGATAATTAGAGACAGACTCGCCGGGCCTGAAATTATCATAATCTTCTCGGAGAAATCCAGTTCTTACTGAACGATTAGGCTCAATGTCGATATAGCTAGCTCTTCGCCCAGAAGCAACAGCTCTCTGGACTCCATCATAAGCATCTACATTATCCGCAGTGGCCGCATATGCTTGCTCTTTCTGTGAATCACTATCCCATGTTTTATATAAAGAATCGGACATTTATATTGTTCTCCAAGCAATGGCATTGTTAATAGTATTACTAATTACACTATACACAATCAATAAATATTTTGCATTTTTTCAGTGAACCAAGATGGGCCATAGAACATTTTTTCATCTTTAAATTTAGTTTCACTATCACTTGTCGCAAATCCACCAACAGCACCATACTCTATAATCTCTTTTTCAACTGATAAAGCCCTAGCAGACATATTT